ATAGTTTTGCAGAAGAAGCAGCAGGTTTCCAGAACAATGCCGGTGGCTGGACGGTAATAACGACTAGAGACCAGTATTGTGGTGCTAGAGGTATGAATGATGGCTATGCCTTTGGTAAGGATTCTTATATCCGCTTCTGCTGGACACGAAGAAGTAATGCAATCCTAGTAGTCTTTGAAACTGGCGAAAATAGAACTTGGCATGTTGATTCATTTGAATTGTTGCCAGTTGAACCTGAGTACAAAGGCAATAAATCCTAATGACTAAGAAGTTACCTGCAGACTGTATGCCAGCTTGTCAGTCTTGCTCATTCTTTGATGTTGATCCCAAGGAAGATCTTGGGCTATGCAGACGCTATCCACCAGTTCTAATCAATATGGGCGATAGCGATTTTGATAGCACTTTCCCGGTAGCAGCAAGGGATGACTGGTGCGGAGAATTCCATCGTTTTTCTAATTAGAGGGGATCATGCGAAAACAATCTTGCACAGAGCAAGAATTTATTGCTTTGTGGAATAAATATGGGTCTGTTACTGAATTAGCAAAAATACTAAAAATATCCGAGAGGAATGTTCATTCAAGACGAAGAAAGATTGAAGAAGATCACGGCATTATCCTAGCTGGAGTTGCCAAAAATAGCCCTGATTTCAAGGTTACTTACCCAGAGAACAATGTCAGGGTTAACGTAGAGTTACAGAATGGCATCATCGTTGTAGCGTCTGACTGTCATTACTGGCCCGGTATTATCAGCACTGCTCACCGCGCATTCGTAAAGATCATCAAGCAACTAAAACCAAAGATGGTCGTTATGAATGGCGATGTATTCGACGGAGCCAGCATCTCCCGTCATCCAGTTTCAGGCTGGGGATCTATGCCCACTGTAAAACAAGAGCTAGAAGCCTGTCAGGAGCGTCTAAATGAGGTCGAGAAGGCCGCAAAAGGATCTGCCCTACATTGGACATGGGGCAATCACGATATGCGCTTTAACGCCCGTTTAGCGGCTCAGGTAGGGGATACTTGGAGAGGCGTTGAAGGCATGAATCTTACTGACCATTTTCCTCGCTGGAAATTCTCAACCAGCATTATGGTCAATGACACCACAATGATTAAGCATCGTTATCATAATGGCATCCATGCTGTCTACAACAATACAATGAAGGCTGGTGTTAGCGTCGTAACTGGACACCTACATTCCCTTAAAGTTACGCCTTGGTCTGATTATCGTGGGGATAGATACGGTGTAGATACAGGTACGCTGTGTGACGTTAATGGTGGTCAGTTTGAGTACTCTGAGGATAATCCTAAGAATCACAGATCTGGATTTGCAGTGCTTACCTTTAACGAAGGCCAGTTAATGCCACCAGAACTGTGCCAAGTCCTTAACGAAGATGATGGACTGGTTTACTTTAGGGGTGAGGTAATAGCCGTATAAGCCTCGTCAGCGTATTGTGATGCTGTTTTAATGGCTTGATCCATAGACATACCTCCCCTAGAAACTAAGCCACCAAATGCTGAGGAAAACAGCAGTATCCATTCATCTGGTTTTTGTTTAGATTTATGTGCATTACTTGGCACTATATGCACATTATGTTCAATATTTTGAACATTCCACTTAGGATCGTCTGGATTCTTACGAGGTCTAGCCATTGGAAATTCTTTCTATTTCACGGTTTAAGTACCATTGAGCCTTGAGCAGATCCTCTAGTCTGTCACCTTTCTTACCTGCCCTAGAGACATACTTAACGACATTCCCAAGGTGGAAATTAAGGGATTTAGCCTCGATAAAGTCGATGGTCTGGATACCGCCATCTTGATAGTGCTGAGGGTTAATTGAATCACTCATGTTTCACGAAGACTCCATCTTTATTGAGGTAGCCTTTACGGTCTTTAATCTCGTTATAAGCAGACTGTAGACAATGGGTAAGGTTTACGTCTTCTAAAGCCCCCACCACAATAAGACAAACAAGCACATCACCAATGCCATCAACAATAGCAGGTCGATCCCGTTTAATAATAGCATCGGCTAACTCTCCCATCTCTGAGACTGCTTTTAGTAATTGTGTTTTGGAGTCTGAGTTAGCTACGATTCCTCTAGCTTCTGCCCAGCGGATTACGTCTAGTTCTGCGATATTCCAACTCATTTAGCCAATTCCTTAATCTCAGCGATTGGCAGTCCAAAAACTTCATGGATAGCAATAATCATCTCTGCTGAGACTTTAGCCTTACCGTTACGCAGTCGGCTAAGAACTGGAGCAGCTACACCTAGCTTAATGGATAGCTGACGGTCATTTTTAATGTCGAATCTTTTTTGTAGTTCATCAAGAATCACGTATTTCTCCTATGGTTGACCAACATGGATGAGTAGGTTGCATTCCCTTGCCAGCCGTGTGCGTTATGCCACTGTCGCCCTATGGCCTACTCATTCATCTTGGTGCAGGGTCACTAGATGTCGGAGACTGCATCAAAGGAGGATCTAGCCCCTGCTGCCGGAGTTACACGCCACTACCGGCTGGGCGTATTCTCAGTTGCAGGTTGTATTGCAGTTACCGCCATAGCAACAAGTTGTACAGTAAACACAACCGTTAGGGCCACAATAACTGTTGTAGCTACAAGCCGCATAGCTAAGAGTTGCTGTTGCTGCTAGCCAAAGTGCGATTAGGTATTTCATATTTATCTCCTGTGTTGGGTGAGCCTACTCACAAAACTGGTCGATGAACCACTACGTTAATCAAATAACAGTCTTGCTTTCGGCTCGTAAAGGTTGGGTACTCGCTGCGTCTATACCGCATTACATCCAGTTACTTACCAGTGTGGCGCATATAGCATCCGCTTTCCCCATAATGGTGGCCTTACTCGCTACGTCTGTGGCTGGCAGTGATTAGATTCCAGCTACCCATTTCACAGCATCCGCTTTTAGGCCGTAAAGGTGGAGATACTCACAATGATTTGGGATGAACTGACCAAAGCTCCCCGCCAGCATTGCTTTCTCTCCGTAGCTTAAAAAGGAATCGGATCGTTAGGATCTTCTTCCGGAATTGGTTTAGCTTTAGGCTTTGCAGCATCTTTAGGCTTAACTGATAGGCTAAAGAACTTCTTACCGTCTTTGCTAGATTCTTTAATCCATGCTGATAGCCAGTAATCAGTGCCATCTACGTTAAGAGAGCCTGAATACTCTGGATGATTATCAGCGGTCTTGTTCAGGTTCTTTGACAGAATGCCACGATTAGTATTATCAAAATTGCTCATATTTACCTTGTAGTGTATTTTTTAATTGCTGCCCGTTGTTTACTATCCAACAGACTCCATAGGGCGGTTTTGGAATCTGGGTCTAACTCTGATTGTTCAATATATTCAACAGCACCAGCTACATCGTCCATTGATAGCAATGAAATCACATTGACACCAATACTACGGATAGCCTCCTGCTCCTCGCTGGTCATGCTATCGAATACGTCTTTAGTAATAGGTTTGGCTGACTTAGGAGCATCTGATCCAGTTGTAGCGTCTAGCGCATCGTGTTCGACAATCTCTAGCGCACTTACGTATAGGTAGCGACGAGAATAAGTTTGGGTAGCGCCCATATTTTGTATAGGATGACAACCCTTTAGGTGAGCGTCAGCCATCGGGCTAGTAAATGTAATAGACCCACCGTTATCAGTATCGATAATACGCAGAGTAGCCAACTCTTTATCAAAGCTGATGACTGAGCAGAGTCCAAGTTCATTAAATATCTCGTTAATGGTAGGAAGAAAATCCCCAAGCTCGAAATACTGATAACCTGCAAACTTATTGTGTCCTGACTTCTTAATCGCTGACTGCTGTAGTTTAATCCTAGCTTTTTGCAGCTTTGCGTACACTTCATATTGAGCCATATTATTTACCCTTTATTGAATTTTTTATACTCGATGATATTGAGTGATTTGACTTCCTGTACAGGTTGTACCGGATTAGTCTTAGCTTGCATTTCTTTACGAGCCTTTGCAAATGTCTTTGCAATGTTAGTGCTAGAAGCTGGTACATATTTAAACGATGGATCTAGTATTGATTTACTCATATTGAACAAGAAACAATGTAAAGAACGATTATTATTGCACCACAGAAAACAGGATGTCTAGCAAACCAGTCATTCGTCGATAGCAGTTTGTTCACGTTTCGCCCTTTCCATTTCAATAATCATCATATCTACTTGTGCCAGTGCTTTACCGAAGGAATCTATATCCTTGCCTAACGTATTGCAGAGCATCAGGCGGCATATTTCCATGCCTTCAGCAATACCGTCCTTAAAGGCTTGTGTCCTAACGTCACTGATAATCGGATTTTCCATTATTTGCCTCGCAGTTCGTCAGCATATTCACGGTAATCTTGGCTAGTCAACTCAACGTCAGGAGCAGATTTAGTTGCTCTGCATATCATTGCAGCTATCTCATTGCTCATGTGTTGGCGCAGCTTATCTGCATCAAAACGATACTTAGACCAGATGTAGAGAATGTTGCTAAATTCCTCAGCGATTACGTGATCTTCTAGGTCACATAAGAAATCGTCTGGATGACCTGTTTGTATTTCGTTAAGGTAATAATATTGCAGTTCATATTTATTCATATTAGCCTCCTAGTAGCCGCTGTGTTGCGGTGAGTGAACTATACCTAAAAATGATGACTGTGTGCAAAATTATTTCTATCAGTTATCTGTTGCCAATAGATAATATCAATTGACAGTAATATTCTACATGGGCAATATCTACGGGCAGCTTAATTACAGGAGGAGATTATGAAAGTTGCTGAAAAGTTAATAATTGTGTTTTGGTTCATTTGTGGGGCATTAGGTATTCATTGGGCTATCAAAGTGCATAATATGCCACCAAAGCTGCCTTGTATGGTGGCTGAGATTAGTCCTGACTTTAGCCATGAGGATAGACAGAAATGCAGGATAATACGGAGCCACAAGCTATGAAAGAAGATAATGAGCCAGCACCAATGTTGCAGTGGAAGCCATTGCAAACCTTCTTGCCCAAATTGTCACCTAGAGGTCAACCAATTGAACAACGCTCCTTCAAAGTCTGCACCAGCCGAATCAACGAAAAGCAGCTATTTCGGTACTAGGATCTGTCAGGGTTGCAAGCGTAGCCGTAGTAACAAGCAGTTTGAGAGTAGCAGCGTATGCAGGATTTGCACCTTGAGAGGCGTTAAGGTATAGTAGTTACGTGCTTGGCAGCGCGTATATGGGTAAGCCCTAGAAGGGACTCTGCTGGTTACCCACCAGTCTGCCAACATCTAACCTGCAGTTAGGTGAGAGTCTCTCCTAGGGCTTTTTTTATTGGAAAAAGCTATGAATTACTACCAGTTTCACATAGGTGATTATGTTAGCCATACGCATCATTTGAGCAATGAGGAAGACTTAACTTATCGTAGGTTGCTTGACTATTACTACCAGTCTGAGCAGCCTTTTGATGGGTCTAAAATTGAAAAAATTGCAAGAAAAATAAAGGCTCATCCAGAAGTGGTTGAGCAGATTCTTGAGGAATTTTTTGAGCTTTCTTCAGATGATTTTTGTTGGCATAACAAGAGGGCTGATGAGGAAATATCCAAATTCCATCTGAAATCAGATCGTGCAAAGACAGCCAATAAGATCCGTTGGGGATCCAAAATGGATGAGAAATCAGATCCAATTCAGATCGCAACCAATAACCATAAACCAATAACCAATAACCAAGAATATATAGATCGATTTAATGTTTTCTGGAAGCAATATCCTCGTAAGGTAGCAAAACCTAATGCTGAAAAGGCTTGGCTAAAGATTAAACCTGATGATGTTGTCTTAAAGAAAATGTTAGATGCAATCAATCAACAAGGCCTTGCCAGTAAAGAAATTCAATTTGTCCCACATCCAGCGTCATGGCTTAATGCAAAACGTTGGGAAGACGAAACAACAGCACCTACAACTAATGTTATGAATATGGAAAGGCGCGTACTATGATCGGAAATCTACTCAATCGCCTAGAGAAAGTTAAAGGATCCAAAGGCCGTTGGACTGCTTGCTGTCCTGCTCACGCTGATCGTAGTCCTAGCCTAGCAATCACGGCACTTGACGATGGTCGCATTCTGCTCAAGTGTTTTGCTGGATGTTCTGTTCAGGAAATAGTAACGTCAGTCGGTATGGATTTAGGCGACTTGTTTCCTAAAGAGAATAAATTAGGGTACACAAGCGACAATCAGCGACAAAAACCTGAGCGTAGACCATTTTATGCGACAGACCTGCTCCGAATAATCCATTTTGAGGCACTTATTACGTCCATAGCGGCGTTTGATTTGTCAGAAGGTAGGCAGGTATCAGACACCGATAGAAAACGGCTTAAAACGGCTTTTGAGCGAATTAACGAAGCAGCTAATTATATTAACTGAGGACAATATGAGCTTAGAAGATCGAGCAATAGACCTAGACGAAGCTAGAAAAGCCAGAATCCTAAAGTCAGAAGTCATTGATGTAGAGAAGTATCTACATGCTAACGATGTGACCATTAAAGTCAAACGGGCTACGGAATGGTCAGAGGCTATCAAGGAAAACTATCTAAATAGCAAAACTGATAAGCAAATTGTATTGCCTTGGCCTAAGACGCATTCTACTTTTGCGTTCAGGGATGGTGAGGTAACGGTTTATGCTGGTGGTAACGGTGGTGGTAAGTCACTGATTACAGGTCAGATTGCGCTGAACCTGATTCGTCAAGGTCAGAAGGTCTGCATAGCTAGCTTCGAGATGAAGCCTGAGAAAACCTTAGAGCGTATGGTCAGGCAGTTCTCTGGTGAGTACATAGATAACCCGTTAAGTAATGACCGTGAGAAATATATCCATAGGTTATTCACAAGGTTTGATGCGTACTTAGCGGACAAGATGTACTTGTATGACCAGCAGGGCACGACTTCAACCGATAAGGTTATAGCGATGGCGAGGTATTGCGCTATGGAACTGGGTATCAAGCATATCTTTATCGACAGCCTAATGAAGTGCGTTAAAGGTGAGGATGACTTTAACGGTCAGAAGAACTTTATCGATGAGCTCACGGCATTGGCTAGGGATCACAATGTCCATATCCACCTAGTTCACCATATCCGCAAGCTGGTCAATGAGGAGCAACAGCCGAATAAGAACGATTTGAAGGGTTCTGGATCTATTTCGGATCAGGTAGATAACGTCTTCTTAATGTGGAGAAACAAGAAGAAAGAAAACATGAGGCAGCGTGGTGAGATGGTAGATGAGACACAGCCTGATGCTTACCTAATGTGTGAGAAACAGAGGAACGGTGAGGCTCAGGAATGGTATGGGCTTTATTACCATAGTAGTAGCCAGCAATTTATTGAGAAGGTTGGCGCTATGCCTATGGACTTTGATAATAATGGGCGATTTAGTGCATGAATTTTCAATGAAATTTCATTCAACTGAGGAATACCGGCATCAATGCGAAGTACGTCAAGTACTACTCTGGAGAGCTGAGGATAGGAATAAGGCTTTAGATTACTTAGCTAAGGTTAGGAAAGCCAGAGGTGATGCCGTAGCAGAGAAGCTAGCTAATGACTGTAAAGATCAATGGGCTAAGGGAAACAGAGGGATAAAGGGAGATTGGCGTGAATAACGAAATTCATACCTGCAATAACGACTGTCAGCGTCCTGCTTGTGTAGCGGTACGGGAAGCGGTAGCGGCTGAACGAGAAAGATGTGCCAAGTTATGCGATTGGCTTAGTGAAAGATACCCAATGGCAACTTCCGTTGATTGTGCTGACATTATTCGCGGGAAGGGGAATGAGTGAGAGCTTACCGAGTAGATGCAAACCAGAAGGCTATTGTTGCTGCACTGCGGGAAGAAGGGTTTATCGTCCAGCATTTGCATAAGGTAGGGGAGGGCTGTCCTGACTTGCTAATAGGTCATAGCCATAACGGTAAGCGTTATAACGTCCTGCTAGAGCTTAAAGAAGGGGATGGGAAGCTAACACCACAGCAGGTTATCTGGCATCACGGCTGGAGAGGGCAGGTAGCTGTTGTCAATAATGCAAAAGATGCAATAAAAGCGGTATATGACCATTGCAAAGGCTAAAACTATCGGAAAGTAGTAACTGATAGAAATATTTATGTTGCACTTGGAGAATACTCTGCTATTATCTCTACATGGACGCAGCAATTAGAACTCAACTTCTCTCGGAGGCCTTCATGTTTAAAGTTACTTTCTACGTTTACAGCAAAATCCTTAACAAGGAATTTCGTAACATTGAAGTCCATAAGTCAATGGACGATGCAAGATTAAGAGCTTTGGCTCTTATGTGGCAGATTGAGTCTGTCGAAGAAGTCTAATATTTATGCCGGGGAAACCCGGCTTAACTATATGAAAACAATAAATCCCCACGAAGCCATTGACTACATGATTCGGCATTCTGCTGAATATGCTCAGGCTAAGGCTCAGGTCACATACCTAGAGGAATTCCGTAAGAGCAAGAAAGCCATGCTATTTGCTGGTGCGATAGGAAATACTATTGCAGATAAAGACAATTTTGCGTACAGTCATCCAGAGTATTTAGCGGTACTGGATGGGCTTAAAGAAGCCGTAGAGAAGGCAGAAACACTGAGGTGGATGTTGGTAGCAGCACAGGCCAGAATCGATGTTTGGCGGTCACAGGAAGCTAGTAATCGGAATATAGATAGATCAACTCAATAGGAGGATAATATGAACGACACAAACATAGTGGATGATAGCAATCTGGCTCAATGTTGCTTTTGTGGATTTATAGATGATTGGGATGAGATACCTAGAGGCAAATGCCCATTTACAGAGGATACTCTCACTGAGTGTCCAGAGTGCGGTGACGTAGATAACTTTGCCGACTATGATCCAACGAACATTGCTCGACAGCAGCGAATTGCCGCTAACCTTGCGAAAGTTAACGGATCAGGAAATTGAGGCATTAGGTCTCAAGCATTTCGGGAATATCTACTATTACTATCCAGACCAGATTAAAGCTCTGGTTCTGGATGTCCAAAAGAAACTCCAAGGAAAGAATAAATGACTGACAAACAACCCGAAGCCCTGCGGCTGGCTGATGGCCTTGAACAAGGTTTTCAAACCGGAAGTATTTCCGCGCAACTTGACCAAGCCGCCGCCGAACTACGCCGCTTGCATGAGGTGAATGCTGAGTTGGTGGAGGTGTTGAGAAAGATAAGCATGGGCGGCGATCCACGCTGGGCAGATGATGCTTTAGCCAAAGTTACAGGAGAACAACAATGACACCAAAAGAAATCAACGAATTAAAGAAATTGCACAACCAATATCAAGAAGAAGGCCAAAAAGTCTACGCCTTAGTGATGGATTTGCATGAGAAATGTAT